CTGCCTTCTAAGACTAGCCTCTTCTGCTACTTTAGCTCTCTGTAAAAGTATAGCCTCATTTTCTGCAACCTGTGCATTATACTCAGCTACTTGCTGTGCTGCTCTGGCTGCTTGGTTAGCGCCCTTTGCGCCTACTACGCCACTAAGAATTTGCGCCCCTGCTGCAAAAGCCTCAGCGCTCATTACTGCACCCTAGCTACGCGATAGTAGTCTGAGCCATCTGGCCCGTACCTTCTCATTAGCCCTTCCATTTCAAATCCCATCCACTTACCAAACCTAACAGCCTTTGCATCATTTACAGCAATACTAGCTTGTACTCTGTTTAATTTATTCTTATGCACTATAACATCAAACATAAGGTCTGCATACTTAGCAACTGTGCGTGGCCTTGATTTAGCGCTCTTCCCCAACATAACCCAAGCCTCACCCACTTTATCCCAAAGCATATGCACACCGCCCATTGCCACAATCTCGCCATCTTCTAATAAAGTGTACCCATGTATCGCGTAGGGTGCTTTAAAAGCGTCCTTATGCTCTTGTAACATTTCGTAACCTAAATCTATATTGTCCATGTCTTCTCTTATAAATTCACGCAACTCAAGCATCGAATGTATTTGACCTTCTCATTATTGCCACAATCGTCATAGGCAGTGGCTGGCTTTGCCTTACAACAACCTGTGCGTCATTCTCATATCCAGATGGGAATGTAATTTCTTTATCACCGTTAAATAATGGCACAGATGCATCCATGCCCATACTGCTATCTCTAAATGGTATTCTGTCTAGGTTGCTTGTGTCAGGCCCAACTTCTGCTCCAACTGTTTCTAAGAACCTAACAGTCACACCATGTATTCTTTTTATTTTACCTTGCGCTATACCATCTTCAGCACCAGCCTCCATACGCAATGTCTTTACTAAAGAGTCGTATGAAAAACCTAGATGTACCTTACTAGCGCTTCTGTCTAATGTAATGCTACCACTTGAAACGGTTTTATCTGCGTGCGTTGAACCATCAGCAAGTATTTGTACTGTCTCACCCTCTAAATGATTTAATCCTGTAATGGTTGTTGTAGCGCTACCACTGTAAGTAAAGCCACTGTCAACAAAGAACGCATCGTCTATTGTGTCGAATGAAAGAGTTTTTATAAGAACAATGTGTCTAACTGTAGCGCTGTTTATTGTTCTTTTCACAGACAAGTAAACTTGGTCTTCTGAGCCACTAGGAATAGCTGTAATGCTTTCCACAACAGCAGTACCGCCTAAAGGATGTTGATGCCAACCTATTGTGTTATTAGCAGGGTCATAACTAAGCCCTATTAGAACCCCATCTGCTCGCACAAACCACAAAACAAGCTCTGGCTCTTGTTGCCAAATCATATCGGTCAAGCCACCTCTAGCAAGGTGTTCACCTAACACAGTTAAATCTCTTCCTACCAATCCATCTGTATCTAAGCTGAAGGTAACTTCCTTTACTTTCTCACCACCTTTTTGCACCATAATTGTGCTGGCTCCAGCTCTTAGTGGCCTTACATCACCAGAACCAAATGTTGTCTCTCGTAATACGTTCACATTAGTTGGTGTAACAGCAGTAGTACCTGTGCCGCCAGATAAAGTAAATTCTGAGCTTGTTGTCATAATCTGTAAAAATCTGCCAGGCAACATATGCTTAATAACATTAACTTGGTCAGATGCTATGGTTACATTAATCGCTTTATCATCATCTGTTCCAGCAGTGTGATTTTCAAAGTCTGCTGTTGCAGAACCAAATATTGTTTGCGGTTGTGCTGTTGTGCCTGCAAAATATAATCGCTCTTCATAAAAAGCTACAGCTCTAGGAAATCCATTTTTTGTACAAAAAGAACCTTCAGACCATTGTGTAGTGCCGTCTGTAGCCACTGCTGGTAATACTAAAAAGTTATGAGTTTGCACAACAGCCGTTGCTGTAGTTGCGTTTGTAACAGCCGTTACCTTTACAAACCCAGTGCCACTATGTTGGTACTCCCAATCTATTACACCATAAGTTTCTGTTCCTTCTAAATGAACAGGGGGCTGTGTGCCAGATGAGTCACTCCCAGAATCTGTTTTTTTATACAAATTTCCTTCAAAATGCACTAAGTCATTTTGTGCATAGGATGTACTGGCAGCCCAAGCCTCATGCCCTATCTCAACACGTTCTCTAAACTGGAATAGTGCGCCTACATGACCAGACTCAAATAAGTCAGCAGAAGCTGTTAATGTTACAGTGCCAGTGTTTGCGTCAGATGTAATTGTTGTTGTTGTTATGTTTTCATCAAGATAGGGGCCGTCAATAAAATCTATGTCTGAAAGCGTAAATGATGTTTCCGTTGTTCTAGTTAGCTTTGCTGGCTCGTGAATTTTATGTGCTAAATACAATACATCAGCAGACTGTGCGTGATTAATTTCAAAAATGTCTGTGACCGAATATGTTGTGGTTACTTCTACGATTTTGCCAGATGTGCCGCCAGATGTATAAGTGGTAAATGCTGAACCATTTATACCAGATAGCTCAAATGTATTGGTTGTCTGGTTAGCAACAGTAAACTCGCGGTTGTTTAACTCTGTCATGCCAACAACCCCAGAGATAAATACCCTATCTCCATTGCTATAACTATGACCTGTAGCTGTAATTACAACTGGGTTAGCCTTTGTTGCGCCTGAGATTGCTTTGGTTGCTTCTGTTAAAATTTCGCCATCTTTAAAAAAACGAATATAATTAGCGCCAAACTCAAGGACATAAGCCTGTGTATCGCTAAACTCAAAATTTATTAACCTTACTTTGCCCCCGTCCTTAGATGTTCCAGCATACTCTGTACCAGGTCTTCTTGTTATCCCCCCTTGAGGAAATGTAAGCATGTTCTGTAATGTTTGAGCGCCAGCGCTGTACTTCTGTAAATCAATCCTACCTTCAAGGCGAGGCGATAGCTCACCAGCTTGAAAGTTGGTAACAATGGATGATACTCGCGCCATTTTAGAACCTTGAATTTACAAATGAATCTGCAATAATTTTGTCTGGCATACCTTCCATAGCATCCATAGAGCGAGCTTCTGCTAGATTTGCTTGGTACAACTGATACATTTGTTGCCCAAGACTATTACTACCAGTAATTGCATAGGCTACCTCTGATGCTAATCTATAGGCGATTGCGCTGGAAAGTAAGCTGTCAAACTGTTCTGTGTCTGTCACCCTTGCGACGTAAGTAATTTTGCAAGTGCCTTCATCTGATAATATTTTTCTTCCTTCAATCTTAAACATGACTTGCGAATCATACGCAGCGATTTCACTGTCTACATTTGAGTTCCAAAAAGATAATACTTTTAAACAGTATGGGTCTGTCGGTAATGTGTATTGATACGTAAAACCAAACTCAGGCGCTGTTGAGTCTTGCGCTAGTGTTGCTCTTGTGATTGCTGAGTTCCAAGGATGTGAGCGCAACACTTTGTCTCGCACTGTTTCATAGCGTCTGTTGCATAATCTTGCTTCTTTGGAGCTTTCCGTTAGGTCAGTAATGGTTGAACCACCTAACAGGTCAATCGCTTCATTACATATATCAACTACCGATGGCATGTTTAACTAACCTTTCAACCTTTACTAGCGCACCCTGACTAACATTGTTATCACCGCCACACATAACCCAGCCTTTTTCTTTGTGTAGCTCAACTATTTCTTTCAGGGCTTCTGTAGGCAATATTACCACATAACCAGTACCTATGACAAATGCCCAATAGTCTGCTTCTGTTATATCTATACCAGATGGCTTACCTCTACAAAAAAACTCCACAAACACTTTCCCAGTGCGTGAAGCTCTAAAATCTCTTTTGACTTCTATAGTTTTTCCAGACAGCAATTCACTTAACCACTTCTCAGCTAACTGTCCTACTTTCAAATCATATTTAAAGTCATTGTTATATTCCAAGTCATTTCCCCAGACTGGAAGCAGAAAGGGGCGGCAGAACCGCCCCAATCATATTAGTTTACGATGTACTCAATGATAAACGCAATATCACCAGCAGTACCACCAGCAGCATTAAATGTTGCTGCTACGTAGTAAACATCGCTTGGGTCTGAGCTTTGCCCAGCTAATTCCCAAACTTGTTGTCCTGTGGTGTTAAGGTTTAGCACTTCATAACGTAGTTCTGCTACAGCGGCACCGTCAGCAACAGATGTTGCTAATGCATCTTCATCGATTGCATCAGCATCGCTTTCAGCAGTTGTAGGATAGAAACCTACGTTAAAAGTACATGAACCACCAAGACCGTCTGAGCCAATACGAACAGATAGTATTGTCGCATTAGTTGGAATTGGAGCAAGCATTACGATGTCATTATCGTCACTATCCCCAGTTCCTAAAGCAACATTACCCTGTGCGATACGGACTACACCGCCTAGTTCACTTGGATTGTTGGCAACTTGTGGCAAAGCGACAAGATTTGCAACTAAATCTGAATTTTTAATACCCATAATCTAATTCCTTTCCTTACGCTACGCCATCTAAGTCGTCTTCATCACACTTGACGCGAACAATCATGTTCTCTTGCATACGAGTAGCACCAATGCTCATGCAGTAATAAACTTGAGTCGCGTAACCTTTGTCAGCACGCTCATCAATTCTTGCAGAAACATCTTTGCCAACACCTAATGCAATACCTTCTTGCGCGAACGCAAAGCAAGTACGAACGTTGTTGCTATCAGCAGATAGACGGTTAGACATGATAAAGTTAAAGCCCATAAACTCATTAATCTCACCCTGTACAAGCGCCTTAACAGTGTTGAAGTCACTTGATGTTACACTGGTGTCAGCAAGCAAAGACTGAATCTGGCTTGGGCCAACAACAATAAAACGTGGGATTGATGGGTCAACATCGGCTGCATCAAGCAATCTCTTTGCTTCACGTAGCTTTGTTAAGTTCATGTTTGTGTTAGCACCACCAACACTTACAGCAACATCTTGGTTTGTGTCGAAAGCTGTGCTTGTTGAGCCAGTTTCGCCAGTAGATGCAGCAGCGTCAAATGCTGTAATGATAACATCATCCATCGCACGACCCATAGCAGCAGCGGCTGCGCGAGCGTATGATGAAGTTGGGTCTATCAACATGCGAACCTTATCTTGGTCATCGATTAAGTCAGCATATTCATAGTCAGCTAGTGATAGTCTACGTCTCGCATGAGGCGTATCCATTTGTGGTGTGTCGGCATGGCGGCTAGTACGCAACTGCGCTGTAGCAACCCCTACCTGGTCGATGAAAGCATTTTTTCCAACAACATTCTCAATACGCACCGCATCACGCAGACGGCTTCCCATCTGTTGCGCGAGCATCTGCACGTTTGCAGAATACTGTTGTACAAATGCTGTAGTTACTTGTGTAGACATTTTAAAGCTCCTTTATTGTCACACTATTGCATTTATACATTTTGCGATGTGCTACCCTTACGGACACGTCTAGGCTTTTGAGCTGCCGTTGAGCTATCGTCTTTCCGATTGTCTTCAGGACGGCAAGAGCATAACTTACCGCTACCCCGACAAACCCAATCCCAACCCTTATCGGCTATTGGAATCGGATTTAAAATGTCGCGCTGGGTGCAATTATCTACAACCATACGCATAACCTCTATTCTGGCGTTCAGGATTATTTCATCATCCATGAATCATACCATATAATTCTTGCACTCTTTCAATCTGTTGTCTGTGCGATATGCTGTTTTTATCCCAATAAGGGTCTTTTGGATTAGCCATAATCGCATTAACTTCAGCTTGTGCCTCTGCTGGTGTTATAGCACTACTAGAGGTTGTATTTGAAATCGTGTCTTCGCTTGTTACACTTTGCCTGAAATCGGCAATATTTGCAAATGCTTTGATAAACTCAGGATGGTTGCCGAGCTTAGTGCCATCTGCTAACTGCCACTCTAACATCTCAGGATTGCCGTATTCTTTTATAGCTTGACCAGCTCCAGATATTTTTTGCTCGTAAGCCTGGCCCCATTCTTTTTTAAGGTCATTCTCTACTTGTTCACGCTGGTATTCGATGCTTTGTACAGCTTGTTCCTGCGTACTTGTCGCTAGACCTTTGTAGTATTCTAATATGCCACTAGCTTGCTGTGGTGTTAGGTTAAGTTTATGAGCGACATCTTTGTACGAATTAGCTGCTTCTTCTGTAATTATATTACCATCAATCGCAACTTCATAAGCATCTGGCGTTTCTGGCTTGCCAAGATAGTTATATATTTCTGTTAGTTGCTCTTCGGATGGATTCTTAGGAGCAGCAAGTTTATCTGCACCTATAAGTTGTTGTGCGTTAATATATGACTTAGCCAGATTACCAACATCTTTAATAGGCGAAAGACTTGGGTGGTCTCGTAAGTCTTCTGGAATCATATTATAAAAATCGTTACCAGAACCGCCTTGTGCTACTTCTGCTGGAGTTTCCAACACAGTACCTTGTGACTGGTCTACCTGTTCGACAGTTTCTTCAGACATTATGTCTCCTTAATTATCATTTGATG